TGCCAGTATAAGTTATTATCTCATTGTCAATTTTTAGCAATCCATACTCTTTAGGAAAACCTTTAGTACTAAAAACGTTGATAACGTTATCTGTAATGTCAACTGAAGATGTTAGGGTAGTAATACCAACAACGACTTCTGGAACAAGATTATCAACTTTTAGATATTGATCAAAATTATTAATTAAATCACCAGAACCTCCCTGAAATTCTTGTGAAATATAATATTGTTTGAAAAATTCCGAAACATTAGGAAAATCAGAGAGTACAAACTCAGGTAACTGATTCTCAATGATCGTGTTGACTTTTATTCTTTTGTCAATTTGTGACATAAATTATTTCCTCTCTAAAACCCCGTTTGAGTAACTTGAGGTAAAGTAATCTCTTGTAAATACAACTCCAGAAACATCTTCTCCTGATGCAATTACGTCCTTCTTCATATTTATGCTACTATTTCTGGAAATGCTTGAATTTCAACTAAATTATTCGATGCAACTGTGGAAGTAAAATTAATAGTGTTAAGTATGATTTCTCCTTTTAAATAATCTACTCCACCTGCTTCTTTTATAAGAACAACTTGTTCACCAGAGTTATTTTTTGAAACAACACTTATTGTGCCTTTCATGCTACCATCTAAATTACCTGATGCATCCTTATTTGGAATATCTGTCAAGTATGCAATTTTTTGTGATCCACTAACGGTAAACCCAGTGCTTTTAATATTAAATCCTGCAGGATTTATGTAAAAACGATTACCAAAACATAATTCATATTGAGCAAATTGATTTAATAATGCTTTTAGATCTCTTCTAATGATAATTTTTGTGATATTCGATGTAATTGCATCATCAACTCGATCAATCAATTGATTTATTTTACTATATTTAAATCGACCACCAAATTTGTTAATCTCAACATTTTTTGTATAAAGATTTAATGCTCCGATTATGTCAGATCGTAAATTTACCTCTGATGCTACAGATGCGGGGTTGTAATACACATTACTATCAATTTCAACAAATAATATCTTCAAATCAACGATTTCAGAATTGATACCAGCAACTGCAAATTTTTTCAATTTATTTTTAATTTGCACTTTATCAAAATCTGACACAAAAGTACCATTTTTTGGTTTTATGCTAATTTGCACTTTTCCAAATTGAGGTGGATCTAATTCTTCTCCTCCAATGACTGCGACAGATTCAGTTTGGGGGAAAATTGTAGCGATTATTGCTTCATAGTCTCTTGGTGTAACTGCTCTGTATTGTGCTGAGTAAAGTCTTGGTGCAAAATACTTAATAGAGGATACATCTTCTTGTTCTGACCCATTAGAAGCATTTCTAGTGGTAGTAATACTTACATTATCAGATGGACTTAGTGTATTTCCATTTTGATCATTAAATGTTCCTTGAAAACTAAATTCAGAAGGACCATTACCAGATTCACCATCGGTCACAATATAGGTTGCAGTTATAATTTGCTTATTTTCTAACTTTTTACCAAAAAAACCATCTCCAAACAATATTTCATATTTTTCGTCTTGAACTTCCTGTATCAAATATATTTCTGAGGTTTTATTAAGGTTTAATATGTTATCAACCTGTGAAAATTTTCTTCCTATAGTTGTATCAGTGTTATTAGCAACATAAACTCTTAATGTAGATGTACGATTTGATGTTACATTATCTGGTATCGAAAATCGGAAAGTAGTATTTTGAGCAGATCCAATGCATATAAGACCAGAGCGTAGCACAAGACTTGTGACTGAGTTTGCACTTGTCTCTCCTAAATCTATATCATCTAATTTAATTGTTGCTGTTGCAGCGGTTTTTGAACGTGGTACATATCCTATATTTCTTGCAAGTGAAACAACATTCTCTCGAATGATTGCTGAGTCTAAAAATGACTCATTAGCAACTAGATTTGCATTAAATGCATTAATATATGTGTTATAAGCGAGTGTGTCAATTAGAACAGAGAAGTTTGAACCTTCAAAGTCAAAATCCGAGAAATTAGAATTTGATCTAAGAAAATCTCTTATTTGTGCTTTGATGTCATCAAAGTCTAAACTAGTAAACTGTGTAAAAGGCATATTATCTCGTTGGTTCTAATATGAATGTAAATGTCTGAAAAGGTATATTTAATCCAATGATGGTAAAAGCAACAGAAACATCCAAAGCGTTGTCATCAGGTCTACCTTCAACCTGAACTTCGAGTTCACCAATTCTTGGTTCAAAGTTTCTAATTGTTTCTTTGACCTGATCCTCTATGATGGTCACTGTAGTGCGAGAAAAGTTCTCAAATAAAGAATTTCTTATATCTGTGCCAAGATCTGGGTTAAAAAATCTCTCAGTTGGAATTGTTTCGACTAAATTTCTCACTGATCTGGAGATTGCACGTTCATTTACAAGAACAGGAAGGTCTTTTGTCACTGGATGTGGCAAAAAAGACAGACTAATATCCTTAAATCCTCTTGATTTACGTTGAACCGCCATTAAATGATACTTTTAGATTTATTTATACCCTATCTACTCAATTCATCCATCACAATATCTTTAGAGTCAAAGTGGTCCAGTATATGTTGAGCAACTTTCTTTGGATTTACAGTTCCACATGTAAAAATATCCATTGCTAAGCTATTTTTATCAGGCCAAGTATGACAAGAAACATGACTTTCCCCTAAAGTAAGCACACAAGACACTCCATAAGGTGTAAATTGATGTACAAAGGTATTCAATAACTTTAATTTTTCCGTTTGTACTGCTTTAACCATCACATTTGCAATTTTTAGAGGATCATTTAACTTGTCAAAGGATACATTGTAGACTTGGATGAGTAAATGTTTACCCATATGAGTGTTTTTCATTCTAATTCTGGTTCAATGTGGATTTCAACGACTTTAATATCATCTTCTAAAACCTCTTTTAAATAATTTTTGTCCCAATAGTCGTAATAACTAGTTTTTGCGAGTTTTTTTCTTGCTTCAGTCAGTTCTTTACGTGGTTGGCATAGAACAAGATTGAAAAATCCATTACTTGTTTGGATTCCTTGTATGTATGTCTTCGTTTTTCCATGATCTGCTATGAATTTATAGTCAGAATAGTTGCGATTATAGTCATCTACTGCATCATAAAGGAACTGAGCACTCATATTATCTTCAACTACGTAAATTATAACATCATAATCGGGATTTGGCACAATTTGAGACAATTTTTCTTCAACGATCTTGTAATTTGCCTTTGATGCATAGGGACAAATTGCAAAATTACCTAATTCTGGTCGAATTTTGGATAATTGACCAATCCAATGTAAAATATACCTACTTTTCCTTTCGTTCATCGGGTGTTGTCCAGAAATAATCGTCACAATCACCTAATCGACCCCAATTTACATCATTTTCAACTTCAAAAATGCGTGTTGATACCTTAAAATCAGGTGTTTTGACTGGATCTGGGGTCATTGAGGTGTCATAGATGCGACAACGGTTGTTTGGGTAGAGTGCAAACTGCCCATTTCGCAATTCGACGAGATTAAATGACTTATGTTCATCAGGTAACTCACTTGTCGAAGCATCAATCTGATCAAAATCACCATGATAGTTGTCTAAAGTACAAATATACTGCCCTTTTTGATTTCCAAAGTGTCTTGTACGCAATTCCCACTCCATTGGTGCCACAAATTGCTTGACAATCACGGTAAAATCATAGTCCATACAGTTCCAGAACTGTAAATTGACCAAATCCATGTCTGGATCAGGTGTCTTTGGTGACGAGAGAAACGCTGATATCGGGAGTTTATCGTACATTGCCCCATATTCGGGTAAATAAGTCTCAAAATAAAAAGCACGACCTTGAATTGACTTGGCACATACCCAGATGCCCTCTACAAACTCTCCGTGACCTGATTGAAAGTCAGTTAAGTATTCTTTTCTTACCCATACCTTTTTAGTTGGTAGATTCGCAATTAGTTTTGACATGTTTCAAAGAAGTTAGAAATTTCATATCCGTCTAATTTTTTCTTATATTCTGCCTCTTCTCCCAAATAATAGTAATCATAACCAAGTCTCTTATACATTGCAATCTCACTTTGATTTGCCATATGACCTAAACTCAGTTTCTTATTCTTATAATTCCATGCAAACTGATCTGCCCATACACTATTCACACTTTTAAACTTATAGGCAAGAGTAAAGGCAACCAGTTGATTGCCATCATAGTAACCAATAATATCCGTATGAGGTAATTCAAACTCTTCCAGAAAGATCGGCACCACATCAGTAAATCCTTTATAGGTTACATATTCACGATATATCTCAAGACAGTGTTGATAAGAAGAACTATCAAGAATCCGATAGTTATGGTATTCCTGATAGTTTGTGTCTTTCAGTCGAATTCGACAATACATTATTTTTTTCTTAAGTAAGTATCAGAACGATAATCAGTAATTAGAAAACGACAGTATTCGTTACCATTATGATAAAAGTCATCTGACATATCAACGGGTATCTGACCACGTTTTCCATTCTTATCGATTCTTTGAAGTCTCATTTTCCTTGTCCTCGGTATCTCTTGCGAGCCGAGTTACGAGAGGTTGCTGAGTATTTAGAGTGTTTTCCTCTTCCTTGTCGAGATTTTTTGGGTCGAGCATCACGGTTATAAGTGCTTCCCGATAACATTCCCTTTGCCATTAGTCTTCCTCCTTTATAGGTTCATAAGTGATTTGTTGATTTATATTTTCTCCAGTGACATATTGTTCCACTGCGAAATCTTCAAGACGATCAAGTAATTCGTTCTCTGAAAGATCCCAGAAAACGACTTTACCATTTCGTAGAAGGTTATAACGTGTCATTAAATAATTCTTGTCTTCTCATGTCCAACACGAATTCTTGGATCACACCAGATTTCAAATCCTGCTTCCTTTGCATCCAGACAGAAAGATACGTCCTCACCGCACATATCCTGAACCTCTCCTGATTCAAATATCTGCATCTTTGGAGCAAACCAAGGATAAGGAAGTCCTTCATCTTCAAAGACACCCTTCTTAATCAATAACCAACCAAAACCTGTATAATCAACAGTGA